AAAGCGGAAAGTCGCTGAACTATACCCATACCAAAAACCCGCTGGCCGGGCCGCGCTGGGATGAAGCCGTTATGGCCGCCGAGGGCGACGCCATGGCCGCCGACCTTGCGCGCTACATGAGGAGGATGCTGAAATGACAGACCTTGAATGCCTGATCGAATGGCTGAAAACCTACGATGGCTACGATATTCTGGGAAGCTGCCAGGTGGACTATACCGACCAGATCCCCAACCAGGGCTTTGTGTTCCCACAGGGCTTGGTGGAGGTAGAGCGCAGAGAGGATATTCTCGGAAACGTGACGCTAACCGACCGTTATAACTTTGGCCTGTATTTTACGTTTGAGAAGGCCCTGCAGGACGACACGGCAGCCCGCGCCAACGCAAGCTGGGTGATGGACTTCCAGCGCTGGGTACAGGAACAGAGCGCCCGCGGGCTTGTGCCGAACTTTGGCAATACCGAAACTAAAGCCACCGCGCAGGCCCAGAACGGTACACTGTACAGCGCCGAGGACAGCGGCACCGCGCTGTACATGGCAGTGCTTTCCGTCACATTCAAGCGAAAAATTGAAAATTGAGGTGAACTGATCCAGTGAAAATCGAACGCAAGTATATGGCGCATTACCTGAACACCGTCTTTGCGGGGGATACCGGTACGGCAGCCTATGTACGCCTTGGCAAAGACCTGGAAGAGTACAGCCCGGAGCTTTCGGCCAATGTTGAAAAGAAAAGCAACATCATGGGCGAAACGTCGGTGACCATCGACAGCTACCAGAAGCAGGGCGAAGTTGCCCCGTACTACGCCGAAAAGGATGACCCGCTGTTTACAAAGCTCCAGGCCATCATTGACGGTGATCTGGTGCTGGATGACCTGAAAACCGACATTGTGGAGGTCAAACTGTGGGAAACCGAATCTTCCGGTGCGTACCCCGCCGTGAAAGAGGAATGCTACGTTGAAGTCAGCAGCTACGGCGGCGACACCACCGGCTACCAGATCCCGTTCAATGTCCACTACACGGGCGTTAAAACGACCGGTACCTTCAACGTCAGCACAAAGACCTTTACAGCATCGACCTGATGAGAGCATGACAATGAGCGCCTTTGCGAATGAGCAAGGGCGCTTTTGTGATGCCCTGATCGGGCAATAAAACACGGAGGTTATACGATGAAACAACTTACCATTGACACCGGCGTCCAGGAGTTTGAGATCAACGGCAGCGGCGTGCTGCGCTTCAACCCCAGCGACCCCAACGTGTACAACCGCTTTTTTGCAGCCGAAACCACCCTGACCGAGCTGGACGCGGAAGCCCAGAAGCGAATGGAACAGATCGAGGCTGATTTCCCGGATGACAACCAGCGCGTTGGCGCGGAACTGGCCGTTTTGGCCGAGTATGACCGGAAGATTAAAGAGGTATTAAACGGCGTTTTTGGCGCGGGTAACGACTTTGACGAGATCCTGCATGGCGTGAACCTTGCGGCGGTCGCAGGCAACGGAAGGCGTGTGGTGACGAATTTGCTGGACGCCCTGACGCCGATCATCCGGGAAGGCGCAGAACGCAGCATGGAAGAAAAAGCCGACAAAGCCGTGCAGACGGCAAAGGCAAACCGCGCCGCACGCCGCGCTGCGGCCAAGAAATAATGCAGGGCTGGACGCTGCCGACCACAGTGACGGTTGGCGGGAAACCATATGCCGTGCATACCGACTACCGCGATATTTTGGACATCATCGACCACCTGCAGAACACCGATGATAACGAACAGGAGCGGTGGTATATTGCCATGGCGCTGTTTTACGAAAACTGGCGGGACATCCCCGCGCAAAACCGGCAGGAAGCTGCCGAGCGGATGGCGGAGTTTATCGCCTGCGGCAAAACGCAGGGCAAGCCCGGAGCCAAACGGGAAATCGACTGGCAGCAGGATGCAGAGCTGATCGTGGGCGGCGTGAACAAGGTCGCCGGGTGCGAGGTACGGGCGCTGCCCTACCTGCACTGGTGGACATTCATTGCCTACTTTATGAACATCGGCAGCGGGCCGCTTGCCACGGTGGTGGGCATCCGCCATAAGCTGGCAAAAGGGCAAAAACTCGAAAAATGGGAACAGCAGTTTTACCGCGAAAACAAGGAAATCGTTGACCTGCGCCCGCAGCTTACCAAAGAGGAAGAAGCCGAAAAGCAGCGCCTTCTGGCGCTTTTAGGCGAAGCATGATACAAAAAGGAGCCGTTTATCTGGCAGATCACCCTGTCTGGCTATGACGCGCAGGCCGCGTCTGAAAGCGGGCAGAGTGCGACCGGAAAAATCGCCCTTGGCACCTGGGGCAGCTATGGGCATGAAACCATCCAGGTAACTTTAGCCGAGCCGTGGGATGTTTGTACTTTGGTGACGGCGACCTTTTGGCCGACCTATCCTCCCGACCACTGGGACACGCCTGGCATTCGCGTGGCGCTGGGTACGGACGGCCTGCTGACCGTGCCGCCGGAAGCGACGAACCGGCCAACGCAGACGGGCCGAGTTGTGTTTGAGGGCTTAGCCGACAACGAAAAAATTATCAGCGCGGATGTGCGCTACACGGTGCGCGACCACGCACCGACCGGCGGCACTGAGAGTACCGCCACGCCAAGCCTGCTGGAGCAGCTCTTGACGCAGACCGGCAGCAACGCGCAGGTCGCGGCCCAAAGTGCGGACGCGGCAGCCAAGAGCGCCAGCGCGGCGGCCGAAAACGCGGATGCGGCCTCTGCCAGCAAAACGGCAGCGGCGACCAGCGAGGGCAACGCAAGTGCCAGCGCCGATGCTGCGGCCAAGAGTGCCGAGATGGCGGCGGACAGCCAACAGGCGGCCAAAGCGTCCGAGGCTGCCGCGCAAAAAAGCCAGCAGGCGTCCGAGGCTGCCGAAGGCGAGGCGGACGCCGCAAAGGATAACGCACAGAGCAGTGCCGAGGCCGCTGCCAAAAGTGCAAGCGCTGCAGCTGGTAGCGAGTCCGCAGCGGCAGAAAGCGCCGCTGCCAGTGCTGCCAGCCAAGCGGCGGCAGCGGCCAGTGAGTCCAATGCCGCGGTCAGTGAGACCAACGCCAAAACCAACGCGGATGCCAGCGCCAAAAGCGCCGAGGCGGCGGCAGCGTCAGCCTCAGCTGCCGCCGACAGCGAAAAAAGCGCGAAATCCAGCGCGGACGCAGCCTCTGCCAGTAAAGCGGAGGCGGCTAACAGCGCCAGCGCCGCGGCCACCAGTAAAACGGCAGCGGCCACAAGTGAGAGCAACGCCAAAACCAGTGCCGATGCTGCGGCCAAGAGCGCCAGCGCGGCGGCGAGCAGCGCGAACTCTGCCGCAGGCAGCGCTACCACCGCAGCCGACAGCAAAACCGCCGCCGCGACGAGCGAGGCCAACGCCAAGGCCAGCGCGGACGAGGCAGCGGCTAGCATGAAGGCAGCAGCCGCAAGTGCGCTGGAAGCGGCGGGCTATGCCGGGCTGGTAAACATCGGCTGGGCAGTGGACAAAAGCGACGGTCATTTATCCATGATCTATACAACAGACACAGACTAAGGAGGGCAAAACCATGTCAACGCAAGTAGTTGACTTAGTGCGGGACAGCACGATGCAAAAGATGCAGGCGGAGCTTGTGGCCGTCCACAAAGCCAGCGTGCTGGCCAGCGGCAGCACAGCAGCCATCGACCAAATGTACAACGCGCTGGTGAACAACGCCAGCACAGTGGCCGAAGTGAACGGCCTGTTTGTACAGTGGTGGCGGGCCAACTGGACGGAAGGCACCACCACCCGCAACGAACTTTTAGAGCGCTGGTTCGGCACTGTGCTGGACGATGACCGCGTGCACGGCGTGAAGTTTCCACTATTTCCCACAAGCGAGACGGCCATCGGCGAGCTGACGGACGACAGCGCGAGGCTTACCTGTACCCCAAGCACCGAGACAACAGCAGAACAGGACGACTTTGCGCACCTGCCGCAGTTTTGGAGCGTCCTTGTGGCCGCCGAGAAGGCCGCAGACGGCAGCCACACCATCTATGCCGTCGAGTTTATCGACAGCTATGACGAGGTACGCGGCGGCACACACCTGTGCTGGGCGCTGCAAAAAAATACATACACCCGCGAGTGGAACGAGGATGGTTACCGCTACTTCAAAATGCAATGCCGCCCCGCCACAGGCTATGACACATGGCCGCAGGGCACTGACCGCACGGGCAAAGTCCACGCCTACATCGGCAACCCGGCCTATGCAGCGGGGCTGGATGCCGACGGTAACGTCACCTGCGGCACGGGCTTGCCGCCGCTCAATTACAGCAGCCATAACACAGACGTCGCCAAATGGCGCGCCCGCGGGTCGCAGTACAGCGGCGCGAGCGGCAACCTGATCAAGTGGCAGCTTGCCATGATCCGGCTGAAGTACGCGCGCAAGGGCAACTCCGGCACGATTGAAGGCTGCACGGCGTACAATTACCAGTATAAGGCTGCCGCAGCTGAGACCGGTGTAACCCGCGTGCTGCTGACCGCCACGCAGGCGAAAAATCTCTTTGTCGGCAGCAGCGTCATTGTGGGCGATACCGGGACGGGCACCAGTGCCGATCGCGGTACAGCCAGTATGTACAAGCTGGCCAAAAACGTGCGCATTAAGAGTATCACAGATGTAACGGTAGATGGCACTGCTTATAAAGCTGTAAACCTGGACACAGAGACGCCATTTGACATAACCACCGACACCTACATCTCCACTATGCCGTACTGGAGCGGTTGGAACGATACGGTGCAGGGCTATGACGGCAGCCGGTACAGCCCCACCACAGGAAAAGAACCGGGGCTGATACAGCGCACCGAGTTCCAAATTGGCGCATACCTAATTATTAGTGATGAGCTGTGGCAGTGGGGCACGGATGCGGATGGCAACTACACCTTTGATTGCTACACCTGCCACGACCAAAGCAAGGTGAACGGCAGCAGCATTACCAGCGATTACACCAAGCAAGAGGATTTGACGCTGGTGTTCCCCGCTGGGAGCAGCAGCGGCTGGCAGTACATTGAGGATACGGCAGTGGCAGAGGATAAAGCAGTTCTGTGGCCGGATACCGTTAGCACGGTAGCCGGTAGCGGTACCGGGTGTAAGGCTGGCTTCTACGTTGGTCTGGCAACGGGTGGGGTCCGTGCCGCGTGGGCCTGCTGCAACCTTAATAACAATGGTAATGCGGGGTTGCCCGCGCGCAATTCTAACAATTCAACAGGTAACAGTAACTGGAACGGGTCTGCTGGCTCGCCTGGCTTAGTTTGGGGGCAAAGTGCCCCTTGCACCGAAAATATATATTGCGCCGTATATTCCGCCCCTATCGGGAAAATTGTGCTGAAACCAGCGGAGGCTAGTAGCTGTGGCGAACGCCACCGAAGACACAAACCAAGAGGTGAAACTGGTGAAGACCTACTGTAAACCGGCAGATGTAAATGTTGAGGATTTGGAGTTTATCCGGCAGCAAGTGCATCTGTGCTTTATTGGAAAAAGGTCAAAAGGAAGATTCCAAAAACTATTGATTTCAACCGGGAAAATCACAAAAGCAGAACTGAAGCAGGAAATACAGGACCAAAGCTGCAGCAAAACGCTGGATGCCATTGACGCGGTGGCCGAGCAGGCCCAGGCAGATATTCTGGCGCGAGATGTATACTTTGAGCCTGTACGGCAGTTCCAGCTGCGGGAAAATGGCAAGCTGCGGGATATTTGCGAGGAAAGCCCCAAGCAACAGGTATTTGAGTACATTGCCAAGGGTGCGTTGGACCCGCTGTTCCGGGCCAAGCTGCTGCCCATCCAGTATGGCAGCCTGCCGGGCAAGGGCCAAATCAAGGGCAAGCGGCAAAACGAACGTATTCTGCGCCGGGCATTGCATCACAAAACCGATGCTGCCAAGTGTGATGTGCGAAAGGCGTACCCCTCCACCACGGTGGAGTGCGTTATGACCCTGCTGCGCCGGGACATTGGCAAAAACAAGGTGCTGCTGTGGCTGGTGGAGGCCATCATGGCGAACTACCCAGATGGGGTGCTACTGATCGGTGGCTACCTGCCCTGCTGGCTGTTTAATTATGTGATGAGCTATGTTTTGCGCTACATCCTGAGCCACCGCAAGGTGCGCCGCGACAAAAGCCTGAAGATGGTGCTGGCCATCACCTGCTATGCGGATGACATCACGGTATATGGCCGCATATCCAACTTGGAAAAGGTGATGCGGGACACCACGCGCTGGGCCAAAGAAACCTTGGGGCTGACCATCAAGAGCGCCTGGCAAATCGTGCATTTTGCATCGTTTGTACAGGAGCGCCAGCAGCGGAACCGCCGCCGCAAGGGTAGCCGCCAGAGGACCCCTGGGCTGGATATGATGGGGTATGTGGTGCGCCGCACCTATACCATTATCCGGGGCCGCAATTTTGTACGGCTGCGGCGGGCAATTCTGCGCGCCCAACGGAACCTGGACACCCTGGGCTATGTGCCATGGTGGCGCGCCCAACGGATTTTGAGCCAGTGGGGCGAAATCAAGCACAGCGACAGCCGGGGCTTTTGCACCAAATATAACGTATACAAACTGATAAAAGCAGCCAAGCGCTCCGCCTCCTGGCGGGGCAAGCAACTGCACAAGCTGAGATTGGAGGCAGCATAATGGCTGAACAATACACCGAAAGGCCTACCGAAATAGAAGTTTTCCCGCTGGGCAGCGAGACCGATGTAATTCTGCGAAAAAGCATCGCCGAATCGGAAACAACTGGCGAAAACGGCGACGTCGCCACCTGCTGGCAGTGCGAGGAACGCCAAATTCGCGTGCCCGGCACCGTGAGTGCAGAGGATATTGCAGCGGATTTTGAAGCGTGGTGGGAGTACACGCCCGGAACCAAAGCGCAGAGCGTGGAGGACGTGCGCACCGAGACCGTGGCACAGATGTCGGCGACCTGCAACGCAGCCATTGTGGGCGGCGTGGACGTGACGCTGACCGGCGGAGAAACGAAGCATTTTTCTTTGACGCTGGAAGACCAGTTGAATTTATTGAGCTTGCAGGGGCGTGTGGCCTCTGGGGCCGATAGCGTCCCATACCACGCCGACGGCGAGGAATGTTCTTACTATTCCGCCGCAGACTTTGGCCGGATTGCGGATGCCGCAACCCGGTGGAAGCTGTACCAGGAAAGCTATTTCAACGCCCTGCGCGGCTACATTTTGGCGCTGGAGACCGTGACCGAGCTGCGCGGCGTGACCTACGGCATGGACATCCCGGAAGCATACCGAACGGACGTGCTGCGGGCGCTGCTGGCACAGCAGGAGACAGCGGATGTGGCGGCTGAGTAAGCACGCGGCGCTGTTTGCCGTCGGCGCGATAGCCTATTTTGAGATCGAGCTGCACTGGAGATACTTTGCGGGGACGCTCCCCGTACACTGGACGATGCCCATTTTGGGCGGCGTCCTTTTTCTTTTGCTTGGCGGCCTGAACGAGTGGCTGCCGTGGGAAATGCCGTTCTGGGGGCAATGCCTGCTTGGTGCGGCAATGGTCACGGCTGCCGAGTTCGCCGCCGGGTGCGTGCTCAACCTCTGGCTTGGGCTGGGCGTGTGGGACTACACAGATATGCCGTTCAACCTGATGGGGCAGATCTGCCTGCCGTTTTCCGCCGCGTGGATCGTCGTGTCCGCTGCCGCCATCTTGCTGGATGACTGGCTGCGCTGGCAACTCTACGGCGAGGACAAGCCCCATTACCGCTGGATATAAGGACAACTCACAAAATCGTTTCGCGGCTTCTCCGCCCCCCCGACCGGGGCGGAGGGCCTTTTGTTTTGCAAAAAAAAGAAAGGAATCGCCATGGATGTAATTTACAACGCGATCGACGTCAGTAAGCACCAGGGAAAAATCAACTGGGAAGCGGTCAAAAATGCGGGCGTGACGCACGCGATGCTGCGCGCGGGGTACGGGCGGTACAAGAACCAGGTTGACCCGCAGTTTGAGCGCAACAGTGCAGAGTGCGAACGGCTGGGCATCCAGTACGGCGTGTACTGGTACAGTTATGCCAGCACACCGGCGGAAGCACGGCAGGAAGCACGCTGCTGCCTGGCCGCAATCCAGGGCAAGCATCTGTGTCTGCCGGTGGCCTATGACATTGAGTATGAGCCGTGCATCCTGCGCCTGACCAACGCGCAGCGCACCGCGCTGGTGGAAGCGTTCCTGGGCGAGGTGCAGGATGCGGGCTACTACGGCATCCTGTATGCCTCGACTGACTTCATCCGCAATCGCCTGGACTGGCAGGCTTTGACCTGCTTCGACTGCTGGCCCGCGCAGTACGGTTCAGCCTGCACCTGCCCCCTGCCACATGGAATGTGGCAGTACAGCAGCGCCAACGCGCTGGGCGTGCCGGGGTTTGGCAGCCATCTGGATTGCAATAAGGTCTACAAGGACTATGAGCAGATCATGATCCAGGCTGGGCTGCAAGGCCACAAGACTGCCGAACCGGATGCCGACACGAAGCCAAACGCGCTGCCGCTGCAAAAGCTGACCATTGGCCCCGTATCCAGCGGCGATGCACTGACGCTGTACAAGCTGGCGCAGGGGCTTGGGCTGGTGGAAGCAGGGCTGTACAAGGCCGAGCGGATCGGCGGGCAGATCATGCAGATCTTGACCATTGGGCCTGTGTCGAGCGGCGACGCATGGCTCATTATGCGCAAGTGCGCCGCGTTGGAGCTGACTGACCGGGGACTTTACCTAGCGGAGTATGTGACAGAATAAGGAGATTTTTATGAGTATGATTGCACTATCTATTGTTATGGCCATCACTGTTGAGGGACTTGTTGAGCTTGGAAAGAGCATCGGGAAGGCTGCGCTGGACGGTGACCGCAAGACCGCCGCCACGCAGTTGGCAGCGCTGATTATCAGCTGCGCGTTGTGCATGGCGGCGGGTGCGGATGTTTACGATGCATTGGGCGTATCGTTTGCTGTCCCATGGCTTGGCATGATTCTGACAGGCATCCTCGCGTCCCGCGGCTCGAACTACATTGCGGATTTTGTTAAGCGCCTGCAAACCATTGCCACAGACAAATAATACTCTTGTGCGAATCATCCTATCGCCCCAGAAAGGTTGATTGCACATGAACAGTTTTATCGGATGGATTGGCGGAAAACGCGCTTTGCGCAGCGAAATTTTGGCGGCATTTCCAGATGACGTTGGCCGTTACATTGAGGTCTTCGGAGGTGCAGGATGGGTGCTGTTTGGCAAAGACCCGACTAGGCAAATGGAGGTATTTAACGATGCCGACGGCAGTCTAATCAACATTTACCGCTGCATTAAATACCACCCGGAGGCCGTCGCGGCGGAGCTTGCCCTGCTGCCGGACTCCCGCGAGGTGTTCTTTGACAGCGCCGCGCAAACCGACTGCAGAGGCCTGACAGACATCCAGCGCGCGGCGCGCAGTCTCTACCTAATCAAGATGAGCTTTGGCTGCGACCGCCGTACTTTTGCGACTGCGCCTAAGATTGCAGGCAACATTTCTGCATCTTTTGCGCCCGTACAAGAGCGGCTGCGAAAGGTTATAATTGAGCATCTGGACTTCGAGCAGCTGATTCGCACCTACGACCGCCCAAACGCTCTATTTTATTGCGACCCGCCCTATATGGGGACGGAAAAGTACTACCAAGCAGCATTCAGCACCGCTGACCATGAGCGTTTGGCACGAGTTTTACATAATATTCGCGGGCGCTTTTTGCTTTCATATAATGATTGCGAAGCTGTCCGTAAGTTATACGAAGACTGCGAAATCACGCCGCTGGTGCGGCGGAACAATCTGCCCAGTGTTTCCACAGGCGAATTCCATGAGGTGCTTATCAGCAATTATACAAAATCGCAGGGAAATGCCTAACGAAAATCGGTAGAATGTATCGTTCTAGAGGACATTTTCCCAGAAAGTGATACGATTGCCTGTAGGGGCGATAAGATGATCCGCAATCATCTTTCCCGCTTGCTAGGGGAAAAGCATTGGTCGCAAGCCAGACTTTCCCGTGAAACCGGCATCCGCCCTAACACAATCGGACACATTTGCAATGACTACGCAGAAGGTATAACCTATGAGCAAATGGATCGCATCTGCGAAGCCTTGGACTGCGATTTGAACGATTTGCTGGAGTATGAGCCCAACAGGGTGCGCCGCACGGGCAAAAACCTCATTGTGGAAGACCACGGAAACCGCAAACGCAAGTAGGGACAAAAAACGGTGATTAAGGCAAATTTAATCATGCCTTAATCACCGTTTTTGCATTTATAGGGTAAAAATTAAAACGCTTTATTTTTCTGTTCTATTCTCAATCTGTTTTTTGTTTTTTTGCAAAGCTACATCTCATCCCGCCGGGGTGAAATTTTGCCGATTGTGACAAACGCTGCAAATGATTTGTAGGGGACGATATTCGCATCGTTCCGCGGGCTTTGGCTTTGCAGCAAACGATAAAAAGTGTGATGTGCCCTGCCATTTCCTGTAGGGCGGGGGCACCTGACCCAGCCACCCTCCCCATATAAAACCCTCAAACATATGCGCATCGTTCCCAATTTTATAGCCTACCCTCACCCTCCACAAAAAATCAGCAAAAACTATTGCAATCTGCATAAAGTGCGGTATACTAAAGCAGTAAAATAATATTTACGCAGAGTAGAAACCCGCGCGTTAGGCAAAGCGGCAATGGTGCCGCTTTGCCGCAGTGCCTGACCAACGGGGAGTTGTGGCAGGACGAAGATGCAGGGCAGGGGAGTGCAATGTGCACGCCGCTGCCGGCACGCGGTGCTGGTTTCGCATCCCACTGCTGCATAAAGGTGTGCAACGGCGGGTGTGGTTGCACACCTGCCCTTTACCCTCCCTTGTGCGGCAACACGCACGATGGAGGTATTTTATTATGCAAAAATCCGTTCAAGTCCGTACCCCGCTGTATGCCGCGGCCTATTGGCAGCAGGCCGCCGATGAGTTTAAGAACATCCGCGTTCTGGCTTTTGCCGGTATGGTCACGGCGCTGGCCATTATTCTGGAAAGCTTCCCCATCTATCTGCTGGGCCAGAGCCTGAAGATCTATTTCAGCTTTGTGGTGGTTTCGCTGGGGTGCGCCTGTTATGGCCCGCTGGTGGGCATGGGCGTTGGTGCGGTCATTGATACGCTGGGCTTTCTGCTTTCCAGCTATGGCGAGCCGTATTTCCCCGGCTATCTGATTACGGCCATGTTGTCCGGCCTGATTTACGGCGTTATGCTCTACCAGCGCAAACCCACTATCCCGCGCCTGATCGTGACCCGTCTGCTGATCAATTACGGCAGCAATGTGCTGCTGGGCAGTGTGTGGAAAGCTATGTTGTATGGCAAGGGTTACCTGTATTACCTGAGCACCGGCATGGTCAAAAACACCATCATGATCCCCATTGAAGTTGCCTTGATGTGGCTGGCCCTGAACGCGGCAGAAAAACACGGCCTGGACCGCCGCTACCTGCATCAGCGCTGATGAAGCGCAGATTTTTTGTTCAAAAGTCATACTTTACGGCTAAAAGATTGTGCGTTTTGCTGGCAGAACGCAGCCGAAATTTGAAAATTGTTCCGTAATTTACAAACTTTTAACAACGTATTCACAAAGCATTGAAAAATGTCCCTGCTGCGTATACAATAACATATGTGAAAAGAATGTGTCGGATTTCCTGCAAGCATGCAGCAAAACGGCGCATTTTTGGTTTCAGGACCGTGGCTCCGGCTGGCAGCTGCCGCCGGGCCAGACGTAAAAAGAAAAGGAGCACTTACACATGAAAAAATTGTTGGGTATTGTGTTGTCCGCAGCTATGCTACTCAGCATGGCCGCCTGCGGCAGCACTGCTGCATCCAGCGCTGCATCCAGCGCAGCAGCAGATTCTACCGCTGACGCTGCCACTGCTACCGATGCAGCTGCCAGCGACCTGAAGGTTGGCGTTATCACGATTGGCGACGAGACGGAAGGCTACACTGCTGCGCATATCAACGGCATCAAGGCTGCTGCACAGAAGCTTGGCATGAGCGACAGCCAGATCGTTTGGAAGTACAAGGTTCCCGAAGGTGCTGAGTGCTCTGACGCTGCAGAAGACCTGGTTGGCCAGGGCTGCAACCTTGTTGTTTCCAACTCTTACGGCCACCAGACCTATATCGTAGAAGAAGCTGAAAAGTATCCCGATGTCACTTTTGTTTCCATGACCGGTGATTTTGCTGCCCTGACTGGCCTGGATAACTTCAAGAACGCTTTCACCAATGTTTATGAGAGCCGTTATGTTGCCGGTGTTGTTGCCGGTATGAAGCTGCAGGAACTGGTTGAGTCCGGCACCCTGACCCCGGAGACCCAGCCCAACAGCTTTACCGCTGACGGCAAGGTCAAGATCGGCTATGTCGGCGCTTACAACTATGCTGAGGTTGTTTCCGGCTACACTGCATTCTTCCTGGGCGTGCAGAGCGTTTACCCCAATGTTGCCATGGAAGTTATGTACACCAACTCCTGGTTCGATATCGACAAGGAAGGCGCTGCTGCCGAAGCTCTGATTGCAAACGGCAGCGTGATCATTGGTCAGCATGCTGACTCCACCGGCGCTCCCGCTGCCACCCAGAAGCAGAAGGATGCCGGCAAGATCTGCTACTCTGTCGGTTACAACATCGACATGCTGGAGACCGCTCCCACCGCTGCCCTGACCTCCGCCACCAACGTTTGGGAAGTTTACTATGAATACCTGTTCAAGAGCATGATGGACGGTGAAAACCCGGCTACCAACTGGTCCGAGGGTTACAACGAAGGCGCTGTTGCCATCACTGATCTTGGCCCCGAAGTTGCCGAAGGCACTGCCGAGAAGGTTGCCGAAGTGGAAGCAGCCCTGAAAGATGGCAGCCTGCATGTGTTTGATACCAGCAAGTTCACCGTCAACGGTGAGACTGTTACCACCGCTCCCATCGACCTGACTTTCTATGATTACTCCACCGGCACCCCGGTTGCTGTGTACCAGGGCGATACCGAGGAAGCCATCACCGATGGTTACTTCTCTGAATCCACCCTGCGCAGCGCTCCGTATTTCTCCCTGCGCATTGACGGCATTACCGAGGATGCAGACCCGGTTGCCTGATCCCACAAACTGAACTGACATGGAGGGAAGCTCTGCCTGTTACTGAACAGAGCTTCCCTCTATTGGTGTTTACGGCACCGCATGATGGATTTTTACAGAGAGGAGCATTCCCATGCCGCAGACTGAGTACGCCATCCAGCTGGAACATGTAACCAAAACTTTTGGCCCGGTCATTGCAAACCATGATGTTACCATGAATATCCGCCGCGGGGAGATTTTGTCCCTGCTGGGCGAGAACGGCTCCGGCAAAACCACCCTGATGAATATGATCGCCGGTATCTATTACCCGGACGGCGGGCAGATCATCGTCAACGGCCAGCCGGCAGATATCCGTTCCCCGCGCGATGCCCTTGCCCTTGGCATTGGCATGATTCACCAGCACTTCAAACTGGTAGATGTGTTTACCGCCGTGGAAAACATTGCCCTGAGCATGGACAAAGGCGAAAAATTTGACCTGCGCCGCGTGCGGGACAAAGCCCGTGCTATTTGCGAAAAATACCAGTTTGCGCTGGATCTGGACCAGAAAGTGTACGAGATGAGCGTAAGCCAGAAGCAGACGCTGGAAATCGTAAAGGTGCTGTTCCGTGGTGCAGATATCCTGATTCTGGACGAACCCACTGCCGTGCTGACCCCGCAGGAAACCGAAAAGCTGTTTGCCGTGATGCGCAACATGAAGGCGGACGGCAAGGCCGTGGTCATCATTACCCACAAGCTGCATGAGGTGCTTTCGGTTTCGGACCGCGTGGCAATTTTGCGCAAGGGCGAATACGTTGGCACGGTGGAAACCGCCACCGCAACGGAATCCAGCCTGACTGAGATGATGGTGGGCCAGAAGGTGGAGCTGAACATCAACCGCACCACGCCGCAGGACCCCACCCGGCGTTTGGCTATCAGCCACCTTTCGGTGCGCAGCCCCGAAGGTACCAACGTGCTGGACGATGTGAGCTTTGATGTGTATGGCGGCGAGATTTTGGGCATTGCCGGTATTTCCGGCAACGGCCAGAAAGAACTGCTGGAAGCCATTGCCGGTTTGCAGCATACCGAATCCGGCTCCGACGTTAAGTTTTTTGCCCCCGGCGAAGAGGACAAGCCGATGGAGCTGCTGGGCAAGAGTCCCAAGGACATCCGCGATGCCGGTGTACACCTGAGCTTTGTGCCGGAGGACCGCCTGGGCATGGGCCTGGTTGGCACCATGGGCATGACGGACAACATGATGCTGAAAAGCTATGGCGAAGGCCGCTCCCCGCTGGTGGACCACCGTGCCCCGCGTGAACTGGCCGAAAAGATCCGCAAGGAGCTTGGCGTGGTTACCCCCGGCCTGAACACCCCCGTTTCCCGCCTGTCCGGCGGCAATGTGCAAAAGGTGCTGGTTGGCCGCGAGCTGGCGGCTTCGCCCATTGTGCTGATGACGGCTTACGCCGTGCGCGGCCTGGACATCAATACATCCTACACCATTTACAACCTGCTGAATGAGCAGAAAGAAAAAGGTGTTGCCGTGATTTACGTCGGTGAGGACCTGGACGTTCTGCTGGAGCTGTGTGACCGCATTCTGGTGCTGTGCGGCGGCAAAGCCAACGGCATGCTGGATGCCCGCACCACCACCAAGGAAGAAGTTGGCCTGCGCATGACCAACCTTGTACAAAAGGAGGGCAAATGATGAGCAAAACTGCAGCTGAACCGCTTGTGCGTATCTCCAAGCGGGATGGTACCACCTTTGTGCAAAAAGTGCTGGTGCGTGCCATTGCTATCCTGCTGGCACTTGTTGTGGATGCGTTCTTCATCTTTTTTGTTACCGGCCTGAACCCCATCAGCGTGTACGGCGTTATGTGGAACGGCACGTTTATGAACACCACCCGTTTCTCTTGGGCGCTGCGTGATCTTTCCAGCCTGCTGTGCATTGCCATTGCACTGGCTCCTGCCTTTAAGATGCGCTTTTGGAACATCGGCGGCGAAGGCCAGGTGCTGATCGGCGGCCTGGTCGCGGCGCTCATCATGGTGTATTTTGGCAGCAGCCTGCCCGCACCGCTGCTGTTTGCCGCCATGGTCATCGGCAGTGTGCTGGCCGGTGCCATCTGGGCCTTTGTTCCGGCCTGGTTCAAATCCCGCTGGAACACCAACGAAACGCTGTTCACCCTGATGATGAATTACGTTGCCACCAGCATTGTGGCCTGCATGACGAATATCATGCGCGGCCAGGCATCCAGCCTGGGCACCCTGAACAAAGCCACCAAGGCTGGCTGGCTGCCCGTGATCAACGGCCAGCGCTACACCATCAATATTATTGTGGTGCTGGTGCTGACCTTTGCGATGTACGCTTACCTCAAATACTCCAAGCAGGGGTACGAGATCAGCGTTGTGGGCGAGAGTGAAAACACCGCCCGCTATGCCGGCATCAATGTCGGCCGCGTGATGATCCGTACTATGCTGCTGTCCGGTGCCATCTGCGGCCTGTGCGGCTTTTTGGTTGTGGCCGGTAAGGACCAGACGATCTCCACTACCTCGGCAGGCGGCAACGGCTTCACCGCCATTATTGTGGCCTGGCTGGCAAAGTTCAACACCTTCTATATGATGCTGATTTCTTTCCTGCTGATCTTCCTGGACCGCGGCGCTTCGGAAATTGCTTCTGCTTATTCCCTGAACGAATATGCAGCGGATATCATCACCGGCATTATCCTGTTCTTTATCCTGGGCAGCGAATTTTTCATCAACTACCGCCTGGTCTGGCGCGGCCATCATGATGGTAAGGAGGGCAAGTAAGTATGAGCAGTCTGATTGCATGGATCCTGCGTGCCATCCCGTTTGGCACCATCATTATGTACGGCGCTTTGGGTGAGACCCTGACCGAAAAATCCGGCAACCTGAACCTAGGCGTTCCCGGCATTATGTACCTGGGCGGCTTTGCCGGTTTTGCCAGCGCTTATTATTACGAAAAACTCAGCGCCAACCCCAGCGCCTTTGTCTGCGTAATTCTGGCCCTGCTGTGCGCCCTGATCGCATCCGCCCTGGGCGGTCTGATTTACGCCTTCCTGACCATCACCCTGCGTGCAAACCAGAACGTGACCGGCCTTGCGCTGACCACCTTTGGCATGGGTGTGGCAAACTTTTTTGGTGTGTTTATCCTGAACGGTGCCAGCTACACCGCGGCACCGCTGGCTTATAAAGCATTCAGTGCCAAGATTCCGGTGATTTCCGGCCTTGGCGTTGTGGGCGAGGTGCTTTTCTCTTATGGCTTTTTGGCTTATGCGGCCATTGTGCTGGCAGTTGTGCTGCACTGGTTCTTCACCCGCACCCGCGCGGGCCTGAACCTGCGCGCGGTTGGCGAAAACCCCGCCACTGCCGATGCCGCCGGCATTAACGTTACGCTGTATAAATATGTGGCTACCTGCACGGGTGCTGCCATCTGTGGTGTGGGTGGTTTGTATTATGTTCTGGATTATAACCAGGGCATCTGGGCAACCACCGGCCAGATCGAAGCCTTGGGCTGGCTGGCTGTAGCGCTGGTCATCTTTACCACCTGGAAGCCGCTGAACGCCATTTGGGGCGCTTACCTGTTCGGCGTGCTGTACTGGCTGTATCAGTTCCTGCCCAGCCTGCTTGGCATTACCGTTGCCAGCTACATGACCGATCTGATCCAAATGCTGCCCTATGTGGTTACCATTGTGGTGCTAATCGTGGTCAGCCTGCGCAAAAAGAAGGAAAACCAGCCCCCGGAGCATCTGGGCCTTTCCTACTTCCGCGAGGAGCGGTAAAAAATATTTTTGCAGAATTCGCAAAAAATTGCTCATTTTGCATCAAAGCCTCGTTTCCTATTGGAAATGGGGCTTTTTTGTTTTTGGGGGAAGGGCAGGGGGATTGGCGGATTTCGGAGAGTGATATCCGGCATGGCCCATCACACATTTTTAATATGCAATTACCGCAGATTCCGGTAAGGCTCATTTGGTGGC